TTATTCTATCGTTCTTCTTATGTGCGTATTTAGTATTTGATTTTCTATATGACACAGTCTTAACGTCATAGTTGCAATACTCTTTTGTTTTAATATTAAACGTACAAATATCTATTGGACCAACACCACCTAGTGCTGTGAATACAATTAGGTTTGGATCTTTAGCAAAGTATGCTTGTGCCAATGCTTCGCTTACTAAGCCTTTGTCTGATTTTCGCAATGTAACTCTTTGTTGTTTTAGTTTTTGAATTGAAAGAAACCTATGATTGAACCTGCTATGCTGCCAATGATTACTAGAAATGCTATGACACCTTTACCCATGCTCATATCAGTTCTAAGATCTTTGACTTCCACTGTAAGATCATCTAATCGTTTTATGATCATATCCATACGTTCTGATGAATACTTCTCATAAGATGATAATCTTATAGCAGTAGCAGATATAGGTTGCTTCTTTCTTTTCATACACCACCTATAGTGGTTGTGGATAAAAAGTCAATTAAAGATTGTAATTATGTGGATTGTTCTGGTGTTTCTAAGCAATCAAAATGAAAGGATGGTTTGGTTTTCTCAAACTGATCTAATGGAAATAGTTTATTTTGCTCTGCTATAAACTCATAACCAGCTATGGTGCATTCCCTAAAGGTATCAAACTTCTTACCTGTACTCATTACCTCTAAGCAATTACCATTTACCATTGAGCAAACAGTAAAGATTAATAAAAATTTCATTGATGGAAGTTATCTTAATATGTGGATAAGTAAATAAATATGTGTGGCATTTCTGCCACACACACTGTAAAGACTACTCTTCGTCTTCTTCGTCTTCATCTAGATCAAAGTCTTCGTCTTCGTCTAGTTCATCCTCGTATGATACGTGAGCATCATCTGGATTAATTTTCAACTCAAGATCATCTAAGAGATCTTTAATCTCATAGATAATATCTTCAGCAGATTTTTTCTTTTTTGCCATAGCTAACTCCTATAGTTGGTTAGGCAGTGGCGAGATAGAGTTAATTGAATAATAAGTAAATAAAATTATTTTTTATAACTCTTTGAATTATAAATATAATTTATTTATTTCTTATATATATTTTGGATAGTTTCTAAATAATTATTCCAAAATGATTTAACATCATTTGCATAATCATTAATGAACTTGCTCCAGTATGCTTTGATATCTGAATAGTTGTATATCATATTCTCCATTGGTTAATGAAGCGTATATGGTACTGACTATTTAATATTCAAGCCACAAGTTAGCTTATTTAATATTTAAATGCGTTTTAACTGATTCAATAATATCATTAACTACATGCTCAAACTTCCAGCCAATGTAGATACCTATGATTAATGATATAAGCATTAATATTGTTGTCATATTATTTCTTGTTTAGTTGTGTCATAAACATACCATGATATTCGGTACTTCCCAAGTGTGTAATTGGTGTAGATAAATCAGTCCAGATCTCAAAGCCACACTCCTCAGCTAATCTACAGAAGTAATAGTCTTCAGATAAGTATCTTGTTACTCCATCCTTTTCTTTGTAGCAGCCAACAGGAAAGAAATCATAGGCATTATCTGATCCTTCTATTCCTGTTCTTAGATCTGGTTTATATTTAAGATGTGGAAACTTTTGCATGATAGTAGTAAACACTTCTCTACGTATCATCATAAATCCTGTGGCACTTTCTTTTACCCTTGCAAAGCCATTGTTAAATTGTGTGTTAGGATAAAGATTGACATTGAATTGCAATAGATAATCACGCATTTTTTTTTCATCTATATCTGTATTCTGTTTGATACGATCTAATAATTGTTGCCAATAAAATCCTTTTACAGGATATGTACAGGTAACAACTTCCCTATCAAACTCTATTATTCTTTTAAGATTCTCAATATTAAAACCTATGTCAGCATCAATAAATAATAAATGCGTACCATTAAATTCTTTATTCTCTAAGAACTTGGTAACAAATTTATTTCTAGCACGAGAGATTAGAGATTCAGTGGGTAAGGTTTCTATTCTGATATTGTGTCCAGAATCGTTTAACCAACGTAATGTATTTAATATGGAATGGAATGTTAAGTTAGAAACATTTCCACCATAACATGGGATTGCGATAAGAATGTTCATAGCTAATAAGCTACAAACTATATTATGGTTTAGTTGGGAATACTACTGAGTTTACTTGCTCTACTGTGGATAAACCTTCAGTTAGATCTCTTAGTGATTGTCTATATGATTGCCAAATAAGTTTATCTTGAACTGGACTATCTGATAAAACTGTCCAGTCAGAAGCAGATAGTAATGCATTTCGTTTAGCTCTAAGTGAAGACATAGCTCTATCAAATGCTCCAGCTAACCATGCTTGTTCTTCTGCTTGACGTTGAGCTATCTCAGCATCAGTAAGAACTATCTTAACACCATCTACTAGTTTATGATCTACCATATTTACTCCTTATAGTTTATTGTTTGTTTTAGTCAATGTTATTTAATACTGCTTTAGCTTCATTAAGGAAAATACCTACCATTTTACTTAATGCCATACATTAGGATTGTTCCATCAGTTATATTTCCACTAGCAAACTTAAATTGAATAGCATTAACTGCACTAGTCGTATTTCCATATCCTGCTGTAAAATAATTTCTGGTATAATCAGAACCTAAATATCCATTAAAATTTGAAATAAAATGTTTAACATAAGTTGTGCTAGATGGATTAAATACTTGTAATGTACCTGCTGTACATTCGTCAGCACCATTACCTACTTGGTCTGCAAGAATATGAAACGCAGTAGATTGTGCTAAATCATAAACAGTTTCATAAGCAAGAATAGCATTAGTATCTGCTTCATTATGATAAGCATTTCCATATGTAGTAGTTTTAGTTACATTGTAATTAGAGCCACCATCTGTGCTATAATTAAAAACAAAATTTTCAGAATCTACACTTGGTCTAATGTTAATAAAATAGAATTGATATTCTTTATATGTACTATCTATTCCAGTTGTAAAACTTATTGATGCAGAAGCACTAGCTGTTTGAGAACTAATAAGAATCATATTACCAGTTGCGATTGCGGCATTTAAAGCAGTAACATTATTCAATGAAGCATTGTTGAAAGCACCAGCTTTTAATATTCCTGATGTGCCAATGTTATTTGCAAAACTTCTTGTTATTGTTCCCATAATTTATCCTAAGATTTTTTTACCCCATATAGCTTAATAATACCATCATCTATGTTGCCAGATGAAAATTGAAATCTTACTGCATTTACAGCACTAGTGGTATTACCATAACCTGCAACATAAGTATTAATTGAAGCATCATTATTAGAAATAATATTCACATTTGAAATAAAATGTTTAACATAAGTTGTAGAACTAGGATTAAACAAAGTTAAAGTTCCAGAACAATTAACATCATTAGCATTATCTAATGAATCTGTTAAATTTAGAAAAGAAGTTGATTGTGCTTGGTCTAAAGTTGTATCATAATATAAACCTGCACCAGCATCTGATTCATAATGATATGCTAAAAAGTTTGTTGTAGTCTTTGTTAAATTATAATTACTTCCACCATCGGTAGAACCATTAAATGTAAAATTAACATTATCAGTAGCTGGGTGAATATTAATAAACTTAAATATATACTCATCATAAGTGCTATCTAAACCAGTTGTAAATGAAATATTAGCTGATGAACTAGCAGTTTGTGTTGAGAGTAATACTAAGGTAGCTGGACTTGCGGCATTATCAAAAGATGTAACATCTTCTATTGTGGCATTGGTAACAGCACTAGCTGTAAGTATGCCAGATGAACCTATGTTGTTTGCGAAACTTCTTGTAATTGATCCCATTAAAATATTCCTAAAGTAATTGTGCTACGAACAAAGTGAGTTTCTCTATTTACCGATTTCATTATCATTTTATACCATAGAGGTAAATAGTGCCTGCGTCTATGTTACCAGATGACATTCTAAACTGAAAAGCATTTATAGCTGATGTTGTATTAAAATATCCTGACATAAAATCATTAAATGTTACACCATCACCTCTTGCACCATTTGTAATGTTTATAAAATGTTTAACATAAGTAGTTGATGCAGGATTAAAAATTGTTAAAGTACCAGATGCAGAATCATCATTGTTATTACCTATTGCATATTTTAACCATTGATAAGAAGTTGATTGTGCTAAATCATATCCAGTATCATAATTTAAATTTGCAACAGAATCATCTTCAGTATGAGCAGCTCTAAAAGCTGCTGATGTAATTGTAATACCATAACTACTTCCACCATTTGTAGAACCTTGAAATTCAAAATTAGCATCATTAGTAGCAGGGTGTATATTACTAAACACAAACTTATATGCTTTGTAGGTAGATGTTATTCCACTTGTAAAAGATATACTTGCAGAACTTGAAGCAGTTTGGGAAGATATAAGTGTAATACCATCTCCAAAGGAACTAGGTAAAGCTGTTACGTTATCAAAGGAATCATTATTGACAGCACCTTTTAATACTACACCTGATGTAGTGATTAGGTTTGCAGCAGATCTAGCAATCGCACCCATTATGACAACCTCAAATATCTTACAGTAATTTCTGCGTTATTAGCTGGTGCAGTAGCAAATGTTAAAGTTGTACCTGATATTGTATAGTCATCAGTTGGAACTAAAGTTAATCCATTAACTACAACTAAAATGTCTGCGACAGCTCTACCAGAATCTATTGTGATTGTAGTAGAAGAACCATTACCAGTAAAGTTAGCTGATGTGTAAGCACCACCAAGTGGTAAATATCTAAATGTAATTTCTGCAGATGATGCAGGTGCAGTTGTGAAAGTAAGTGTTGTGCCAGAAATTGTATAATCTGTTGTAGGAGTTAATTGAAAACCATTAACGAATACTAATACATCTTCTACAGTTCTGCCTGAAGATATTGTGAAAGCTGTTGTTGAACCATTTCCTGTGGCAGTACCTGATGAATAACTTAATGTTGATGATATTGTTGTAAAAGATAAATTACCAGAACCATCTGTTTTAATAACTTGGTTTGCAGATCCATCAGCAGTTGGATAAGATAAACCATCTAATACAACTCTACCTGTTCCATTTGGTGTAATGTTAATATTACCATTAGAAGTAGATACGATTGAAAAAGTATTAATGTCTAAGTTACCACCTAATTGAGGTGTTGTATCTTGTACTACGTCTGTAATACCACCTGATGTAACAGCTATCCAAGCAGAACCTGTATAGTATTTTAAATTACCAGATGTTGTATTGTAATATAAATCTCCAGCATTTAATGGATCACCATCATTATCCACTGCAGGATCACTTGCTTTAGCACCAAGATAAACATCATCAAAGTTATCAGCTGCAGCTAGTGCGGCATCTCTTGCACTGTTTGCAGCGTTAGCAGCATTAGAAGCTGTGTTAGCAAAGTTGCTTGAGTTGTTAGCAAAGTTGCTAGAATTTGAAGCATGATTGCTAGAGTTGTTCGCAAAGTTACTAGAGTTTGCAGAATGGTTTGAACTATTAGACGCATGATTAGAACTATTTGACGCATGGTTAGCAGAATTACTTGCATGGTTAGAACTATTATTTGCAAAGTTTGAACTGTTAGCTGCATGATTAGATGAATTACTAGCGTGATTAGCTGACGCATTTGCACTATTAGATGAATTACTAGCATGATTAGAGCTGTTAGATGCGTGATTAGAACTGTTATTAGCAAAGTTAGATGAATTAGCAGAATGATTGGCAGCACTATTTGCACTGTTGCTAGAATTATTTGCAAAATTAGATGAGTTTGCTGCGTGATTAGCAGATGCACTAGCATTAGCAGCTACACTAGCTTCAGATGCAGCAGCATTAGATGCACTGTTAGAAGCATTGTTAGCAAAATTAGAAGAGTTACTAGCATGGTTCGCTGAAGTGTTAGCACTATTAGATGAATTGTTTGCAAAGTTTGAAGAGTTGGAAGCATGATTTGCTGCAGCATTAGCATTTGCAGAAGCTGCTGCATTATCTACAATTAAAGTATATTTAGCTGATTCAGCATTTGTAGTTAGAGGTTGTGATCCAACAGATGTGTGTGAAGTATTAACAATAAATATATTTGCAGTTGATGTGTCTTTAACTAAATCTCTTGTATTGTAAGATGTTGCGGTAGCCCAGTTTCCTCTATAAGTTCCAAGCTCTTGAGTAACTGATATTTCTCCACTAGCATCAAATGCTAGAATTTTATTAGCACGATCTGCAGCACCCACAGTAAACTCTGTAGATGTCATTGTGTTTGTTTTAGATAACTTTAATGATCGTGTAACTTCTTCTTGAATTTGTTGGATTGCCATTGTTGCTCTGTCTAATCCTTCTTCATGGGATTCAGCAGGGAATGGATCGTTAGCAATATAATCTATTGCTTGTGTTTGTGGAATGTTACGTCTTAATACAACTGTTTGTGTTGATGTTGGAATATTACCAGATGTAAATACAACTGTACCACCTGTAGATACACCAGCACCTGTAACTGTATAATGAGTTGTAATAGTCTTAATGGTTTCTGTACCATTAGCTGAACGAATGATTACTTGAATATCTGAATCTTGGAATATCTTAAATGTATATGTAAACGTGGTAGTTGAGCCATCACCACTATAACTGTTCTTAACTGTAGTTGAAGATATTGTCATATTTAGAAACCTTTAAACAATACAGATGGTTTTGTAAACAAAAATTCTTGACCACTATCTTTTTTCATTTTTCTTTCCATTTCTCTAAGATAACCAGGTGATAATGTTTCCATTATTTGATAACCGATTGCGTAATCAAATGCTGTTTTTAAATAAAATAAATTTAAAAAAGGAGTATTACCAACAACAGATTTATAAGCCTGTCTTAATGCTGGATCTTTTTCTCCTCTAATTCCATATTTAATTGCTTGTAGTGCATTAAATGCTTCAGTAGCAAATGGTCCAGCAGCAGTTGCCATAATTTCAGATCCTGTTCTTGTTTTAGAAAATAAAAAATCACCATAAATACCTAATCCACCACCTTGTAACATTGCTGCGTAAAATGTATCTAATTTAGCAGGATCTTTTGGAGATTTACCTTTTAATAAATCTTTTGCTGTCATTGATATATAACCAAATATACCAGCACCCACTACTAGGTTTGCCATACCAAATACACCTTTTGCATATTGACCATCTTTAATAAATGACATTTCTCTTCCAAATGCTTTTTGTAATATAGCCATAGGAAATGCTTTAAATTGAAAAAAGAATCTCATAGCTTCACCCATGGCAGTTCCTGCTGTTAATCCTTGTTTCATAAAAGCTCTAGTTCTAGCATCAGGTTCAATAACTGCGTAACTAGATCTATCTAAAAACATTCCAGATACTTTTGCTTTTAGTGTATCTTTATATAAATCTATTTGTCTTTGCGTTGCTTTTTTCATATTCATTAAATCTAATATTTGTTCTTTAGATAAATTATCTATATTTCTAACAGAGAAAAATTCTTTGCCATCATCAGCTTTTTCAACATCTAATTTTCTAATTGTGTTCCATAATTTTTCATCAATACCAAAATGACTTATTAATCTTTTAAATTGTGGTTCTAAATTTGCAAAAGGCGTGTTTCTTTGTTTTGCAACAAAGTTACTCATACCAAGCATAGCTCCTTCTTTTAAAGTATTAGTCCACCAATTAAGTAAATTTAATTTAAAGAATGTTCTTTGTATCTTTGTAAAATTTCTGCTTAAATTATCTCCAACAGAATATCTTGCAGCTAAATCATAAATAAGATTATCAGCCATAAATCCTAACTGTTCTGCTATTTCTCTTTTTTTTGCTGTGTTTTTAATTTTAGCTAAATTACCCATAGCTTCAGCAACTCCACCTAAATAAGTTCTTCCTTGATATGATAATTCTTTTGCATACAAATGAATGTCAGCCATAGCAGAAATAACAGCACCTCCTAATTTAGCCATTGATAATATAGATCTAGTAATAGCAGACCATTTAGCAGCACTAAAATTTCCAATAGTATTTACAGATCCATCTATTTCTGCAAATTGATAATTATATTTTCCTTCATTTTTACCAATTTCATCTATATATTTTAATTTATTTTGTTTTGTTAATTGTTTGGCAATAGAACTTTTTATTAATTGAAAATTTTGTTTTGGTTTAGTTCCAAGAGTTGTTATCATTCCAATGTTTCTTCCTGCATTATTTAATCCAAAAAAGAATGATTCTCTTAAATTACCAGAACCAAATTTAGAATTATAATCAAACCAATCATCAGATGTATTAAAATGTAATACTCTTTTAGCAGCAAGTTTGGTTGTTACATCTTTAGATCCAAAAACTCCAGATGATCCTTCTGTAAGAACATGATTGTTTTTTACTAATGAGTTCCATACAAAAGCTAAAAATTCATCTTTATTATCAACTCCATCAAATGTTCTTTCTGCTAATTTTGGTTTTATATATTCTTTCCAAGCATTAAAATTTCTATCAACGCCACCAGTATATTCTGCAACATTTTTATTATCTTTTAATTTTAAAACATCTGCAGCATTTCTTATTTGCATTGGATCATGTGTTTGTCTTACAATCCAACCAGGTAATTTATCTATATTAGCACCAAGATTATTTAATTTTTTTCTAACAGATTCAGAAAAATCAGACATAATTCTAGCCATATTAACAATGTCTTGGTTTTTTTCTGTAATAGGTTTATCAGATCCTATTTCCCATATAGTTCTTGCTGTTCTTCTATCTATATCTTCATTTGCATTAGCAAACAATTCAACTAAATTATTTTGTCTTAATTTTTCTTGAAAAGCACTAACTAACATTCTGTATTCAGAAAGCTGAGCAAGAGCAACAGAAGCACGAGAACCTACTCTCTGTAAATTACTACCAACTAATATAGCTGTTAATCCTTCAGCAGGATTGTTTGGAAACTCTCTAAGAACATATTCAACTGTATTTCTAATTCTAATCTCATCTTCTAAGGCATTTCTTTGTTTTATTTTTTTTGCTATTTGTTGTTCTTTTAAAATTTTTTTAGCAACTTGTTCTGATAATTCATTATCTAAATTATCTAATCTAACTTCTTTTTGAGCATCTTTAATACTTTGAATAATATCTTCTGCTTTTGCAGATGAAATTGATGATCGTTTTAATGTTTTTTCAAGTCTATCTATACATCTATTTTTTGCCATAACTACCTTCCATTAACGCAATTAATACTATCTTTAATTGCATCTTTTAATTCTTTTTCTTTAGCAACAACTTCTTGACTTTCAATTCTTGCTTGTTTTAATTCTGCACTTTCTTCAATTTCTAAATCTTTTTGTCTATTTTTTATAATATTTAATTCATCTTCTATTGATCTATTTTCTAAATCTAAATTTCTTTGATCAATATCCTTTTGTCTTAATACATCTTCTACTTTAATTATATCTAATTCATCTTCTTTTTTAAAAACTCTTGTTCCTTTATTATCTTCAGTAACAACTCTTTCTGTTGTGCCAATATTTTCATCTACAATTCTTGTAGTATTAACTCTTTCATTAACTGGTACAGCATCATTAATTTGAGCTTCTCTAAGTTTAGGATCTAGATCAGCAATAGGTTTAACATTAACAGGATTATCTTCTATTAAATCTGTTAAAGCTCTAGCTAATAATAATCTTCTAGTTTCTGGATCTGTTTCAGAAAGTTCTTTCATAACTCTTGATGTTTCAGGATAATATTCTTTATATAAATTTACCGCAGGATCTTCGCCATCTGTAATTCCTGCTGCCTTTCTAGCTTCTTCAACTCTATCTTCAAATGCTCTACGAGTTCTAAAATCTTTTAATGCACCTGCTCCAATATGTAATCCTCCTCCAATAATAGAACCAAATGTAACATTTAAAAAACTATCCATTAATCCATAATCAGCCTGTTCTGCTGTCGCTGCCGTTAATACTATTGGTTCAACTGCTGCAGCACCGACTGCTCCTTCAACAACACCTCTTATTCCTCTTGCTTTTGTTAATCCTTGTCGTGCAACTAAAGATGCAAATCTAGCTTCACCAACTACAGGTATAAATGCTGATGCTATATTAATAGGATCTGCAAGACTAACAGCTAATGAAGTTCCAAGTTTTGCACCACCAGTATAAAAACCAGAATTAAAAGGATTAAAAGAACCTTCTGGACCACGAGCAATAATACTTTGTCTTTCTCTTTCTAAAACTTTTCTATTAACTAAAATATCAACTGTGGATTGTTTTTCGTCTTGATCAAAAAATAAATCTAAATTGGAATATTTTTTATTTAATTCATCTCTTGATATTAATGGTTCATTAGTATCTTCATTTCTGTTTGCTTCTAATTCAAAAAAACGAATAGCAGATGGTAATGGATTAAAGTTCCAAGCATCTTCTGCAACTGCACCTAATGTTTCACCTAATGTTGATTTATATAAATCATATCCATTGGTTTTGACATTTTCATTAACATCTAAACCAAAGCTAATGTTAGCCATATTATCTACTAAATAAAGTTATTAATGGTTCACTCTTTAATGTTTTTTTTCTTTGATCTGCTGTGATTTTTTTAAAATCAATAGTTTCATTTGTTGTTGGTAATTTAAAAGAAGAATCATCAAAATTCATTTTAATTAATTCTCCTTTTTTATTTTCAATTAAACCAATAGATCCATCAGATAATGTTACAGCTAATACAATACCATTTCCATCCGCTGTATTTACCCACATACCATTTTTTTGTATTTGAACTTTTATTGCTTTATTTAATTCATCATTAGTAATTTTTTCATTACTTGATCCAAAAGATGCAATATCTAATTTATCAATATAAAATTCTTTTATTGTATTTGCTTTTCTTTCAATGTGCTGTCTTTGTGAATCAGAAAGACGTTGATTGTTATAAATTTTAGGAATGAAATAAGTATCTTTTATATCAAAGTTTTGAGTAATATATCCTGTTGCTTCTGTAACAGCTTTTGATGGATCTTTACCTGCAAAGATTTTATTAGCAGCAATATAAGTAATAACTTCTTGTATATCAGATATTTCTTTTAATGCTTTTTCTGTATTAAATGGATTTGATTTTACTATGACTTGTTGAAAACTAGATAATTCTGTAGCAACATTTTTTCTTAATTCATCTTTACTAATTTTATCACTATCTTTTAAAAATTGATCTAATCTTTTTCTTTCTTCTTTACTATCAACACTTGTTGCTTGAATTGCAAAGTTTTGATCATTAAAATAAGAAACAAGTTTAGCAGTAATTGGTAATTCGTTTTCACTTAACTGAGTTAATAATCTTCCATAATTATCTCCATATTGATTTTCTAAAGATTGAAGATAAGCAATTTTTTCTTGTGGTTTTCTACTATTGTAATCCTGAACTATTGCAACAGCATTTGCTTTTGGAAGAACTTTTATATTATCTGAATAAATACCAATGCTTTCTTGTGCATCAACAACACTAGCAACATATTTTTTAAATTTTCTATCTTTAATTGTTGGATCTTGTTCTTGTTGATAATCATTAAAATTATTTTTAACAACAGGATTATATCCTATAACTAAACTAGCTGGATCTT